ACGATTAGCACAATCTGAGGTTAAATCAACAAAACCTGAAGAAGATGGAGCAAAAGTGGTAAAATTAGAGCCAAAAAAAGAGGACAGCGGGGCTGAGTCAACAAACGGCACGAGCGATTCAAAGTAGAATAAAGGGGGGGCGAGAAAGAGTAAGATGAGCCTTAACTCGAGTACCAAAACCCCCTATATTTTGAATAAGTGGTACGCATTTGTTCTTATATATCAAGTATAATAATAGCTTTTCAAGAAAAAAGCACGAAAACCAAGAATATGAAAATAGTAGATGAATATCACACAATAACAAACGAGAAAATTCAAAGCGAAATATTGAATAGCCTTGAATTATTAATGGACCTAGTTCACTTTAATCATAGAAATCTAGATGACTACACTAGATATAGAATGGTAAAAGCACTAGAAAAAATCAAAATGTATAACAAAGAAATTAAAACAAAATAAAATGGGACCATTCGGAGCACAAGTATTAGGAGAAGCGTTTGATATTGGATATGACCAATATACAATACATCAAGCACAACAACATGAAATAGAGCTAATGGGATTAGCACAACAAAATGAAATGGAATTAATGGGTCTAGGGTATGGATTACAACAAGGACTAAATATGCAAGGTCATGACCTACAAATGGACTTGTGGAATAAAACAAATTATGGAGCACAAATGGAGCACATGAGAAAAGCTGGACTTAATCCAGCGTTAATGTATGGTAAAGGAGCTGGACAAGGTGGTACAACAGGTAGCCAAACAGGTGGACAAGCTCCAACAGGTAGTGCGAAAATGGGACACGCACCAAGAAGTAATAAAGCACCAATGGAACTGGCACAGGCTAAGTTAATGGAAGCACAAGCAAAAGACCTAGAAAGCCAAACGAACAAAAGAGATGGTATTGATACGGACTTAGCAAAAGCTCAAAAATTAAACTTAGATGAACAAAAGTTAAAAATTATACAAGAAACAACTAATCTAAAGTCAGAAGAAAAAATTCTACAATTTAAACAAGGACTTATGGAAGCAGAAAGAGATAGAGCAAAAAATGGATTCATAAAAGGAGATACAATAGGAAATCTGTGTATGGCTATGGGATTAGACCCAAAACACTCAGAATGGGATAGAATGCAAATTAAAACAATGGTTTATTCATGGTTTGGAGCAAAAGTAGCTGGTGAAGTAATGAGAGCAGTAGGAAAATTTGGAACACCTGGTGGTGGTGGATATATGAAAAACTTTCGAGGATTCAATCAAACAGGAAATACACCAGGTAGATGGGGAAGACTAGGAACAGGACAAAGCCAAATAGGTAGTAGAAGCAACGGACAATTCGGAGAATGGATAGGATTACCAAATAGTAATTACTGATGTGCTTATATCCAAAGTTAATTCGCAACAGAAAATATACGGCTAATAAAAAAAATGGGGGGAATATTCCCCCCATGAATGATTTAAGAGTCAGTTTAGTTCCTATTGGGTGTGGTAAATGTATGGAATGCCGTAAAATGAAAAAAAGAGAGTGGCAAGTAAGACTACACGAAGAAATTAAAGAAAATAAACTACCAGCATGGTTTGTAACAATGACATATAGTGAAGAAAGCTTGCAAAAACTAGATGATGAAATAGATAGTGAATTAAAAGGCTATAATAGAGACAATGAAATAGCAAGGTTAAGTATAAGAAGATTCACAGAAAGATGGAGAAAAAAGCATAAAAAGACAATAAGGCATTGGCTAGTAACAGAACTAGGTACCAGTAGGACAGAACGGCTACACATACATGGTATATTATGGTCAAAAAACAAACAAGATATACAAACCATATGGAAATACGGCGGAGTATATATAGGAGAGTATGTAAACGAAAAAACAATTAATTATATAGTTAAATATTTAAATAAAGCTGATAAAATTCATAAAGAATATATACCAAAAATGTTTGTAAGTCAAGGAATCGGAAAAAAATATCTAAAATCTTATGATATAAAACGAAATAAGTATAAAGAAGACGGAGAAACAGACGAATGTTATAGAACAGTAAATGGTTTAAGATTAGCATTACCTATATATTATAGGAATTATATATATAACGAAAACGAAAGAGAAAAATTGTGGTTAGAAAAACTGGATAAAAAGGAAAGATATGTAGATGGCGAAAAAATAGATATAAGCAAAGATGATAAAGAATACTATAAAGCATTAAAAAACGCAAGAGTGAAAAGTAAAAGACTAGGATTCGGCGATGATAGTATAGATTGGGATAGAAAAAAATACGAGCAGGAGAGAAGAAATATAAAAAGAATGGAGAGAGTCAAAAAACTCTATGGAGCCAACAACGAGAGTTCGCAATAATCCGCTCACTCACACAACCGCGTCGGCACTTTTCTCTTAATATTAATCAAAGATACAGTAAGTGTTCGAGGCGTCACTCTCACACGACTGTGTTCTATTTGATTAATTATTAATCAAAAAAAATAAATTATGAAAAATTCAATTAATATTTCAAAACAACTTAGAGTTATTGAGGTGAAATATTTAGGACCAACTATGCATAGAGGGTCAAGAGTAAAATTAGTAGATGAAAGAATGGGACAATCAAAAACTTTAGGTTATGATTATGGAGACGGAGACGCAAAAACACAAGCCTGGAACTGGTTAAATAAAAACGGATTCAATCCAAAAATATGGGGAACGAGACATAGTGATATAATAATAATGTGTGATGACTGGAAAAACTTTCACGAATTAAAGGATTTTTAAAAAAATCCTTTTATATTTGTCGAGAATTATGTAAAATAATGAGTAAGGTACTGACTGTCAGGCAGTTAAAATTTGTCCGATAATATATAGTATGTAAAATGCCTGATTGTCAGGCGTTTAGATGACATTCTGTCAACTCCCCTACTCTACAAGAATACATAAATTATACTGGAAATTGCTCATTATATGGAATATCTAATTCCATATAATAAGAAAAATAAAGGAATAACGAACTAATCAAACACTTAAAAGAAAAAAGGGGAAATAATAAGAATAAGAAGAAGAAGAAAAAAAAAACCCAACCCAACCCACCCAAAAAGCGAAAACATGAAAATAATAAGACTAATAATAAAAATATATAAGATACTAATAAGTATAGGTACATATATAGACTTTAAAAAAATAGCAGATGACTTCAAAGGTAAAACAATGGAAAAGCGAGAGCATATACATAGACAAAGAAACCGCAGAAGTAATAAAGAAAAATGATGTTCAAAGCGGACATTATATATTAATCAAAACAACTAAATACTTTGAAAACGATGGAAACATTAACAAAAACATCTACATCAAACAATGTAGAAAAAGCGAACAACTCAAACTCGAATACTGAAATCATTGAAAGATTCCCAGTTAAAGACAGTCCATTTACAGTAATAACAGTAGATGATAAACACTTCGGAGTAATGGGAGAGTACAGAATGACAGAAAACTATAAGAGTAGGGGAGAATGTGAAGATGAATTAAGAACAATAACATGGAATAGAATAATACAAGTATTAATGGTATTAAACGAAATAACAAGCAAAGACAAAAAATTTGCAAAAGATGTAAAAAAAGCATTAACAACTAAAAACAATAAAAACTAATGAAAACAACACTAGGCGGAGAGCGTTTAGGCTCTGGCAACAAAATGGAAGTAACGGGAAAAAATTATTCCCGTAGTACACATGATTTAAGTTATACATGGCGGTCAACAATGGCATCAGGTACACTAGTACCGTTTATGAGTCAACTAGCATTACCAGGAGATACATTTGATATAGACTTATCATGTGATGTAAAAACATTACCAACACTAGGACCACTATTTGGTAGCTATAAAGTACAACTAGATGTATTCGAATGTCCAATAAGACTATTTCAAGGAAAACTACATATGAACATGATAAATGTAGGTATGGACATGTCTAAAATTAAGCTACCTCAAATGAGAATGTTAGCAAAATGGAATGAAAATGATAAAAGTGCAGATGCACAAGTAAATCCAAGTTCTATATATTCATACTTAGGGGTTCACGGATTAGGTAGAGGACAAAAAGATGGGTCAAATATAGAAAGACTATTTAACGCAGTACCACTACTTTCTTATTGGTCAATATACAAACAATATTATGCAAATTTACAAGAATCAGTAAATGGAGAAGCAGTAGGTTATGTAATACACCAATCAGACTGGACAAATGAATTTACAGTAACAGGAGCACAAATTGGTGGTGTAGACATAACAAGTCCAGCAACAGTATCATTTGTAAATGGTGGAAGTAATGGAGTAATATACCTGGAATGGCAAAATAACATACCATTTCAAGGAACTCCAGACCTAGACCAAATATTTATTCAATTTGCTGGTCAAACAAATCCATTTCAATTAACTGCAGTATATAACAATGTAAATTTCGCAGTAAATGGAAACCCAACGGCACCAGGTAGTTTAGCAGTAATATTTAGTGGATATAATGGACCATTAACAGGAAACCAAACAGTAGATATTTCACAAGGAATTATATTAAATGAAATAGCTGGGGGAGATGGATTGCCACAATTAGAAAGATTCCCATTAAAAAACATTGATTTAATGAGACAAAAAATTCTAGAAGCAGTAGGTAATCCAAACGCATTTGAAGTAAACGCAGATTCAGTAGCGCCATATGGTCTAGGGTTAGACACAGTAAATGGGTGGTCAACTGATGACTACGAAAACGCATTTAGTAAGTCAGCACAAGAGGGACTAGGTATTAAGTGTTATCAAAGCGGATTAAACAACAACTGGCTAGACACCGACTGGATTACAGGAGATGGAGGCGTAGCAGATGTATCAGCAGTATTAATATCTCAAAATAGTCAAGGAGATGATGTAGTTAAAATGGACGCATTAAACCTATCTCAAAAGATATATAATATGCTAAATAGAATTGCAGTAAGTGGTGGAACATATGATGATTGGCTAGATGCAGTATATACACATGAAAGAGCAAAAGGGTGTGAAACACCAGTATATCATGGAAGCTTAATAAAAGAATTGGCATTCCAAGAAGTAGTATCAACAACAGATACATTAAATATAGAAAACCAAGTAGAACAACCACTAGGAACACTAGCGGGTAGAGGAAAACTAACAGGTAAACATAAAGGCGGTAAAATTCGAATAAAAACACATGAGCCTAGCTTCGTAATAGGTATAGCAAGTATAACACCTAGATTAGACTTTTCACAAGGTAACGACTTCCATATGAATCATAAGACTATGAATGACTTTCATAAACCTGAATTAAGTCAAATAGCATTTGAGGATAAAATTACAGATACTTTAGCATGGTTTGATACTGAAATGGCAATACCTCAAGGTGGAGACTGGACACCGAAATTTGCATCAGCAGGAAAGCAACCAGCATGGATAAACTATATGAGTAATGTAAATAAATGTAAAGGAAACTTCGCAGACGAAAATAAAGAGATGTTCATGACATTAAATAGAAGATATGAGCATGATGGAGCAAACGGAATAGGAGACCTTTCAACATATATAGACCCTTCTAAATATAACAACATCTTCGCACAACGCACATTGGATTCAATGAACTTCTGGTGTCAGATAGGTGTAAGAAATATAGCAAGAAGAAAAATGTCAGCTAAATTAATTCCAAACTTATAAAATAAAAGAAAATGTATAAACCAAGACCATATCTCAAAAGTGAGATTAAAAATGTAGATAAATTCGAGGGGGAACCTATCGAATGGAGAATCGAAAGAATATTAAATAATAATGAGCCTGTAACTGAAGAAACTGGAGTAATATACACAGATAAAGCAGATGGGGTAAGAGCTGAATTTAATATAAAAACAGATAGATTCGAAATAGCAGCAGAAGGCATGGACCTAATCGAAAAACAACGAGTAGCACA